CTCATTTGGACAAAAAATCGTTCTATACAAATTTGTTAACAAAAAAGAATGCTACTCTTTAAAATACGTTAACAATTAGTGGCGGCTAAAATGTCGTTTACTGCGAAAAAGCGCGCGTATGTAAAAGCGCGGCTATCTGGTAAAAATATTCAGGACTCCGCGAAAGAAGCGGGCTATTCCGTGATTGCGGCGCGGGCGTCTGGCTCAAGACTGGAAAAGGACCCGGATGTTCAAGCGGCATTTGCCCGCTGTAAAGCAGGCGGCAAACTCGCCGCACCGAAAGACCCGCCACCAAAAACCAAAATTGTTAACAAAACACCCGCCAAAACCAAAAAAAAAGCAGCTGAAGTGCCAGGCCAATTGAAAGACGATACCGAAAGCCTTCCCGATTGGGCGTCGATGCTGGCAGCGCCACCCACTAAAAAACCCACGAAAAGCATAGAAAAAAAAACTCCAAAAGAAGCGCCACCGGCCATTGAAACCGATGATCCCCTCGAATTTTGGCGAAATATGATGAGGGATAAAGCAGAGGACCCGCGTTTGCGCCTTGAAGCATCCAAAGCATTGGCGGCATATACGTTGCCGAAGCCTGGCGACAAGGGCAAAAAAGAAGAGCAGAAAGACGCCGCAAAAGAAGTGGCGAAAAAATTCGGCGCGATTGCACCGCCTAAATTAAATTTGGTGAAAAAATGAAGGACATAAGCCCCGAAACTTTGGATTTATGGAGAAAACAATTTGAACAAGCGTATTTTATCGAAAGTTCTCCAACGCTTTTTAACGATGAGGCAGAACGCTATAGGCCTGTTGATGACAGTAAATTAAGCGCGCAAGTCACATACAAAACTAACATACGTTATATAGCTTGGATTAATAGCCGCGCCGAATTCAACTGCTCCAAAGGCGTGGATGATAAAAAGTGTTAGAAAAGTTACTCGCGGTTTGGCGCTTACGCGTAGAAGTAAAGGCTCGGGGTAAGGCCGCGATATACCGACCGTCAGCAGCAGATAGCTGGCTATAAAACAAGCCGATTGCCGGATCGTTAAACCGGTTTTTTTGATCGCCGAATCAACTAAATTTTAGGCAGAGGGAAATAGCTATGAGTGATTTATCGGAATTTTTTTCAGAGCTTGGCGCTGGTGTTTTTGAGGAAAAGTTAAAACGCGTTCTTGGCGAAACGGCAACGGCTGTTATGACCAATAACCGAGAGGGTGAAATCACTATTAAATTTAAAATGAAACCTATTAGCTCAAGCCAGGCAAAGGTGGCCCATTCTATTGAGTTTAAGGCGCCCACCCTTAATGGCATTAAATCGGAAAAAAATACTACAGATACGGTGATGTATATAGGCGCAAAAGGAAAATTGAGCTTATTTCCTGAAAATCAAACACAGATGTTTACCACTAGCGGCAGCATTGCCAAAAAAGAGGTTTAACTTGTTATGGACGCACCGGCAATAAGAGAAATTCAGCTCGCGCAGCAAATCATCAACGCAAATTTTACCCTTAATGCGGCGATTGAGGGGCCGCATCAAAGTGTTTATGCGTTGCACAAAGATTTTTCCCTTGAAAACCTTGAAAAATTTGAGCCGCAAAGATCCCGTTTTCGTGGCAAATTCACGACAGCAGAGCCTGACGCCTTTGCAGCTTATGCAAAAAACAAGGCGGCTGAAAACCCCAGTTGTTTTATTAATGCAAACCAGATGACAGCAACCTTGATTTTTAATATTGGTACAGATGAAAACCCTGGCCATTGCGATGATAAGGCGCAGCTAGGGCTTGAAATGACAGCACCATACAAGGCACTACTTTCGATAGTTAATAAACGTTTAGAGCAGAAAGATGTGGCTGAATTTATCGAGGATTGGCGCCAAATTGTAGGCGCTTCTAGCGATTTTGATATTGATGGCATTGCGAATACCATCCCACTGGCAAAAGCAATACACGCGATCCGTAAAATCACCATCGAGCAGAAAGCCACAACAGAAAGCGAATCGCGAAATTTTGGTGCAACCAATACATCGATGGACAGTATTGACGTAAAAAGCGCTGATATGCCGCCCGCTTTTCTTCACTTCACTTGTCAGCCTTTCCTTGGTCTAGCCGAGCGAAAATTTGACTTGCGGTTGAGTGTAATAACAGACCGTCAGCCAGCCTTGGTGCTTCGGATTGTTCGCCATGAAACTATTCAGGAAGAAATTGCCAACGAATTTCAGCAATTAATTAATACAAAACTCGCCGAAATAGAACCCACTATTAAAACGTTTATTGGTGATTTTTCGCCATAAAAATTTTAATAAATATTAAGTAATAATTCTTATTTGATATTGTGGCGGAAATATATACCGCCGTCGCGCCGTGAGGGTGATTTTATGGCAATTACAACCATGAGAATTAATGAAGAAAAAATGTCCGTACAAATAGAGCGGGATATTTATTATTTCGCTACTGATGCTGGCATTAATGGCTTCCACAAAAAAGGCGAAAAAGGCTGGATAGTAGCGCATTTATTAAGGGAAGAAATCCTAAAGCTTATGCGACTTTCAGTCGAAGAATTGCGAGAACTGAATGTTGAAAATATGGATAACATATCCAAAAAGTAAATTTCCCTAGTCGCGCCGTGAGGCGCTACAACTCGCCGTGAGGCGACACAGGTTAATCGATGGAATGGACAACCGCTTGCCCGGATTGGGGCGAACGCCTCAAGCGTGGTGAATCTATTATCCCGCCGCCGCTATTTCCCGAAATGGCCGAGGCGGCGCTCGATGTTTTTAAACAATTACAAATCGTTGACGCCACAGGAAGCCCTACTTTTGGCGAGGCCGCCGCGCCCTGGATTTTGGATTTAGTCGCGTCCATTTTCGGCGCTTACGATCCCGAGAGCGGGCGGCGATTAATCAAGGAATGGTTTATTTTAATCCCGAAAAAAAACGGCAAATCCACGTTTTCCGGCGGTGTTATGACTACCGCCTTAATTCTCAATTGGCGATTATCCGCCGAATTCGCCATCCTCGCGCCAACCGTTGAAATCGCTAATAACACCTTTGGACCCGCGCGCGACATGATCCAGCGCGACGACGATTTATCAACCTTAATGCACATTCAAACTCATATCAAATCGATAACCCACCGCGAAACCAATGCAACGCTAAAAGTACTGGCCGCCGATGCTAAAACGGTCGGCGGGAAAAAAACCGTGGGCACGCTGGTTGAAGAACTGCACGAATTCGGGACCATGCACAACGCTGGGAACATGATGCGCGAGGCCTTGGGCGGGTTAATGTCACGCCCCGAGGGGTTTGTAATCTACATTACGACACAATCATCAGCTCCACCCGCCGGAATTTTCAAAGAAAAGCTCGACTACGCCCGCGCAGTGCGTGACGGCAAAATCATTGATCCCGAATTTGTCCCGGTCATTTTTGAACACCCTGACGATCTAACGGCCAAAAAAGAACACTTATTGCTCGCAAATTTGCCCATGGTTAACCCAAATTATGGGTTTTCAGTGGACCCGCAAACCCTGGAGCGTGAATTTTCGATAGCCAAAAATTCGGGTGAAAACAATTTTCGCGATTTTATGGCCAAACACGGCAACATCGAAATCGGCCTGAATTTACGGTCTGACCGCTGGGCCGGTGCCGATTTTTGGGAGGATGCCGTCGCAAAAGTAACGCTCGACGATCTTGTTGCACAATGCGAGGTGATCGACATCGGTGTTGATGGGGGTGGGCTGGACGATTTACTGGGCGTTTATTTCATTGGGAGGCTCAAAGATTCAGGTAAAAAGATTGGGTGCGCCTATGCCTGGGCGCATCCGTCAGTTTTAGAACGCCGCAAAGAAATTGCCCCACGGCTTCACGATTTTTTTATCGATGGGGACTTGACACTGGTCGAAAATATTGGTGATGACGTTGAAGAACTTGCCGACATGTGCCATTTTATATATCAATCTGGTTTACTGGATAAAATCGGGTGTGATCCCGTGGGGATTGGCGCAGTTCTCGACAAATTGGAAGAGCGCGGCATACCCAATGACAAAATTGTCGGTGTTAGTCAAGGCTGGAAATTGGGCGGCGCGATTAAAACCGCCGAAAGGTGGGTTGCCGGTGGTGAGTTTTGTCCCTCTTCGCAACCACTAATGTCCTGGTGTGTTAGCAATGCGCGAGTAGAGCCGCGCGCTAATTCGATCATCATTACAAAACAGGCCAGCGGCACAGGGAAAATTGATCCACTTATGGCAATGTTTAACGCCATTACTCTGATGTCTCTCAATCCGGGCGCTTGCAACAAACGCCTATTGATGTTTTCGGTGGGATAAATGGAAAATCGCGCTTATTCAGTCCTCCAAATTAAATCCTTTCAAGATGATCAGCGAATGATTACCGGGGTGGCGACAACGCCGCAACCGGACCGTGACGGCGACATCATTGACCCCATGGGTGCCAAATTTGCCGATGAAATGCCATTGTTATGGCAGCATCGCCCCGACTTGCCGGTCGGCCATGCCACCTTTGGCGCGCCCACAAAGGCCGGTATCCCGTTTATGGCCACCATCGCCAAAATTGATGAGCCTGGCGAATTAAAAAATTTGCTCGATCGCGCTTGGCAATCGGTAAAAGCGCGCCTGGTGCGTGGCGTGTCAATTGGATTTATTCCGCATGAATCCGAACGCCTGCAAAATAACGGACTCAAATTTACGCTGATTGAAATTATTGAACTATCGTTAGTAACAATCCCATCAAACACCGGCGCCACCATTCAAACGGTAAAAGCCTTTGCACAAAAAAATGTGCAATCCATTTATGGGATTCCGTTGGTTACGATTGAAAAACCTAAGCTCGATTTAGGTGGAGCTATCCAGCTCCTACAATAGCCGCGAACCTTTGCTGATATTGCCGCTATAGTCGCGCCGAGAGGCGCTGCAAATCTCGCTGTGAAGCGACATGTAAAATTTGGGTGATGCTATGAAAACGCTAGCAGAACAACTCGCCGCCTTGCGTTCAACACGCGAACAGCACGAGCAAACGATGCAATCCGTTGCACAAAAATCGTTTGATGAAAATCGTTCGATGAATACCGCCGAAGCTGAGCAATTTGACGAAGCAGAAGCCGCCGTTAAAACCATCGATACCGACATCGACCGCTTAACCCGCCTCCAGGCAGCGCAAGCAAAATCTGCCAAACCCGCGCCGCAAATCATCAAAGAATCCGGCGGCAATCCGCTTACTTATCGTGTCCGTACCAATGAGCCAAAGCCAGTCCCTGGCCTTGCGTTTGCGCGCGCGGCCAAATGTCTGGCATTGAGCCATTTGGAACATACCAACGCGGTTGAACTCGCCAAAAGTATGTATGCGGATCATGACGACATTATCGCCGCAACCCGCCGCCTGGTGACAAAAGCGCCGGTTGCGCCCGCTACAACCACAGACCCAACATGGGCCGGTGCGTTGGTGGGTGATGAGTCAGCAGCCTTTGCGGATTTTATCGAGTTTCTGCGACCAAAAACCATTCTCGGGCAGTTTGGCACCAACGGCGTCCCTGACTTGCGCCGCGTGCCTTTCCGCACTCGCCTCGCTGGGCAAACCTCGGGTGGGGATGGTTATTGGGTGGGTGAGGGCAAAGGCAAAGGCCTAACAAGCTTTGATTTTAACGGCACCAGCCTGTTACCGCTCAAAGTGGCTAATATTGCGGTCGCTACTATGGAGTTGATACGCGATAGCTCCCCGGCGGCGGATGTGATTATCCGTGACCAATTGGTAGCGGCGCTAAAAGAACGGCTCGATATTGATTTTATCGACCCGCTCAAAACCGCCGTGCCTAATGTGTCGCCCGCATCCATCACCAACGGGGCGGTCGCTATTCCATCCACCGGCAGCGATCCCGATTCGATCAATGCCGACATAAAAGCCCTGTTTAGTGTGTTTATCAGTGCCAACAATGCGCCGACTTCGGGTGTTTGGATTATGTCCGCAAGTACGGCACTTTCTTTGGCGCTGATGCTTAACCCACTGGGCACGCCTGCCTTCCCTGGTGTCACCATGGGCGGCGGCACCCTGGCAGGTTTACCGGTGATTACCTCGGAATATGTGCGCGGCGATACCAGCGGGTCCATTATCGTGTTGGTTAACGCGCAAGATATTTATCTGGGGGATGAGGGCGGTTTTGATGTGTCAATGTCTACTGAGGCATCACTGCAAATGGATAGCTCGCCCGATGATCCGGTCTCCGCAACAACTGTCCTGGTAAGTTTGTGGCAACACAACTTAGTCGGATTCCGCGCCGAGCGTGCCATCAATTGGGCGCGCCGTCGCGACGATGCGGTCGCGTATTTAACAGGTGTTAATTGGTAAAAAAATCCGGGGGCTTCGGCCCCCTGGTTTTATGGAGGGAATGTATGCAGGTTGTGTTTAATCACAAAAACGGGCGCGCATCGCAAATGCAAAAACGCTATGCCGTGATTTTGCAAAAATTGGGCAAAGGCACCTTTGCCGAGTTAGCAGCACCGCTACCACCCGCGAGCAATGAACCGACTATAGAGGATTTGCGTGAGGAAGCAGACCGGCGCGGGATTGAATACCATCACCGCACCGGCTTTGCGCGCTTGCGCGAAATGTTGGGCCGGTAACATGCGGCTATTTGGTTTTGATATTGCGCGCGCAAACGGGCCTTTGTTATCGACCCGCGAAAAATCCTTAACGCCTATTAATGATTGGCGCGGCGGCTGGCGTACGATTTTGGAACCCTTCACCGGGGCATGGCAGCGCAATATCGAAGAAAAAACTGAAACGGTTTTGTGTTATCCCACGCTTTACGCTTGTCTCGATAGCATCTCATCGGACATCGGAAAACTTCCTTTCACGGTGCGCAAACAGAACGAAAAAAATATCTGGGAAACGGTGCGCAATAACACCACGCGATTACTAGAGCACCCGAACCACTACCAAACAGAACAGCAGTTTCGTGAATGTTGGATTTTATCCAAATTAATACACGGCAACACCTACGTGTTGATTGCGCGCGATGGTCGCGGCAATCCGCAATTTTTATATATTTTGGATGCAACGCGGGTTTTGCCGATGGTGTCCGAAAGTGGCGAGGTTTTTTATCAGATTAATTATTCAAACGCGTCCAATCTATTGCCAACCGATTACCCGGCGGGGCAGTTGGTAATACCGGCGAGTGAAATTATTCACGACCGAATGAACACGTTTCACCATCCATTGATTGGCGTGCCTCCGATTTGCGCCGCGAACTGGCCAGCGGTGAAAAATTTAAAAATTCTGCGCAATTCCACGGTGTTTTTTAGCAACGGCGCGACACCAGGGGGCTTGTTGACCGGTCCGGCGGGCATGTCAGAAGGTGACGCGGAACAAGTTAAAAACTATTGGAATACTGAATTTACAAACGATAAAGCGGGCAAAGTTGCCGTGATTGGCGCGGATATGAAATTTACATCATTCGCCTTTAAGTCGGTTGATTCGCAAATGGTAGAGCAAATGCGATATTCAGATGAGCAAATTTGCCAGCCGTTTGGTGTCTCGCCATTTATCGTGGGCATCGGCTCGATCCCTTCGGGCATGAAAGCCGATGACATGATGGGGCTTTATTACCAGCGCGCATTGCAGAAACATATTGAGGCGATGGAAGCGCTTTTAAATCAGGGGTTAGGGTTGGGTTATCCCATGACGGTTGAGTTAGACCTTGAACCACTGCTGAGGATGGACCCGCAACGCCGCGCGGAAGTGTGGGGCAAACTCGCCAATGACGGTGTCGCCACGCCGAACGAATCGCGCCTATCGTTTAACCTGGCACCGCTTGAAGGTGGCGACACGGTGTATATGCAGCAGCAGGATTACCCGCTCGATCAAGTGCGCCAAAATAAAATTCTGGTGCCAGCCGATCCAGAACCCACGCCGCCACCCACTGAAGAACAGCGCAGCCTTGCCGCTGAGCTATGGCAACATAAAGCGCTAAGTGCAGCGCACGGGGCGCTATATGATTGATCCAGTCGAATTTGGAAAAAGCATGGCGGCGCTGATAAAAAAAGCGCTGGAACCAATCACCGCCGAAATTAAAGAGCTTAAAAATAGATATGAAAATTTTGAAATTGATGAGGATCAGTTAGCCAATATTGTTTCGCGTGAAATAAAAATACACGTCGCTGAAAACCCGATAAAGGGCGAGCGGGGCGACCCCGGCCGCGATGGTCTCGACGTAAAACATTTTTTGCGCGCCGATGGCGACCATTTGGTTGTTGTAATGAGCGACGGCAGTACCAAAGACTTGGGCAAATATATTGGCACCGATGGGAAAGACGGGATTGACGGCAAAGACGGTTTGGGGATGCCCGACATTACCCGCGAATATGACCCGGACGCCCATGAAATTGTTGAACGCTGGGAACGTGACGGCGTTACAAAAGAGTTGCGCTATGCGGCGGGAGGGATTCAGCACGGTGGTTACTGGCGCGAGGGAATTAAATGCATGGCTGGGCAAACATGGACCCATGCGGGCACAGTCTGGATTGCGAAATGGGCGACGGGGGATAAACCATCACGCGAAAGTGAAAACTGGGAAATTTTCGCAAGCAAAGGCCGCGATGGACGTGACGGCAAAGACGGCAAAATAATCGCGCCTATCAAATTGGGGGGCAGCGATGATTGATTTAATCACCCGCGAAGATGCCTATCATCATTTGCGGTTAGACGTTGATGACGAGGGCACCAATATCACCAGCCCGGACGACCCGTGGTTGGATATTTTTATTCCGGCGATCAGTGAAGCGGTGGCGGCCTGGTTAAAAGATGAGTGGCGTTTATACGTTTTAGAAATAGATTCAAATGGGGATGTTGTCTTTGATTCAAACGGTGACCCTGTTCCCGCGCAACCGTTAACGGTGCGGCGACTAGTTGGCGCTGCCGTGCTTGTTGAATTGGCGGCGCAGTACAGATACCGCGAAGGCGAGGGGATCGACAACCAGGTCGGACAAGAGGCAGGACACGGATACATGCTAAATAAAACAAGCACCGCGTTATTAGCGGGTCTCAGAAAAACAACGGTGGCTTGAATGGCTGATGATCATATTCATGAATTAAAGGATCGTCGCGGACCGCGTAATGTTTATTGTAATGGCGAGCTGGTAGAGAAATGCGTTTATGCCGACACCAAACTAGGTCTGGTTAGATATCTGGACAATCCGCCACAAATAAACGAGGCACAGGAC